TATATCTAAATCACCCATGCACATATTTCCAGCATATTCATTTACGCATCTTTGAAATACTTCTTTTAAATCTGCAAATCCATCAACATCTAATATGTGTTTGTCTGCGCCATGTGAGCTATAACCATTATCAATAACACCGTGTTCTACTGCTTGAACATCTTTATTTGCATCGATTAGATCTTTTATGCCATTAACACATTCTTCAGCCGATAAATCAAATTCCATAATTGCTGTAGGAAATATATGATGTAACATTCTATTCTCCAAAGTCAAACAAGTTATGGAATGTTGTATGTTGCTTAGTATCTTCTAATGGATAGTTTAGCACACCAATCAAGTTGTCTAGTTTGTTATCAATAATAGTTTCTGCCATAGCCGCATCGTCAAATGGCAATTCTTTAAACCATTCTGGGATACGCAATTCATCTGTCGGATATGCAACTGATGTGTATCCTAGTGGATTCTGCTTTAGTTTGCAAACAATAACTTTCATACCATCAACAATCTCTTGCGAGTACTTGTCACTGTTCATGCGCTTGAGTGTGTTCCAATTAAGACTTGCTCTTACGTGGCCTGGCATGTTTGCTTTGCCTTGTTTTTCTTCTAAGCGTCTATAGTGCCCAACTTTGTTTGCACGTTTGGGCGAACCCTTTTCAAAGCCAGGCCGTTGTTCAAACTCTTTACGGAATTCTGTAATACGATCTAGTACTTCTTTTTGACTTGCATCTGTAAGTACCATTTCAAGTAATTCTTTTAAGAAGTCCTGCATAAACACCGGAGTATCTGATCTACGCAAGTCCAAGCCCATTGCTTTAATCTTACCCGGCTTGCCGTCACCGTCTGTTCTAAAGCCTTCAATGTCATTAACTAATGCTGCGTAACGTTTCTTTGTGATATACAAGCCGCTACGTGCTACAATTTCTCTAGCTGCTGCAATAACATCACTGCGTGACTTCGGACAATGAAATGCTTTGACCATAAAATCAGGGAACGTAGTGTTTGCTTGTTCGCATACTTGATCATACAATGTAATACATTTTTCAACTGACCACTCAATATTACCAGATTCGATATCATCTTTTAGTACTGGCCAAGCACTAAAATAACAAGAGTCAGTATCGCCGTAAATCATTGCTTTACCTATGTGATCGTATTCACCTGTAATAACTCTATTAACCTCTGCTGACATGTGCTTAACAATCTGTCTGCCAGTAAGTGTAGTTGATTGTCCAATACGTTTATCATAAAAACGACACCCAGGATTAAGAATAGCGCCATACAAACTGTTCAAGTTAATCTTCTTAACTAGCTGTCGCTTGTCCCAGTATTCAATCTCTGCGGCATTTTCTGCTTCTTTTGCTTTCTTCAACATCTTCTGCATGTCTTTACGTTCAGCATACCAACGCTTTAGTAGTCCAGGAATAACACCTTCAAACTCTGTTGTAAAAATAGTACCGTTAGCACTAAGCATCCAAGGCATGTGGCTATCAAAGATTAGTTGATGTATTTCTGCACCACTTAGTATATCACTGCGTCCGTCTTCCCAGTCGATAGTTAATGAAATATCTTTGCGTTGTTCCATTACAGCTTCGTATTCTTCTGTACTAAAGCGTCCTTCCCAACTACCTGCAAAGCTTTTCTTCTTTAGTCCCATATCTTCTGTAACACGATTATCTGATATCTCAGGACGTATTTGCCCTACAATAGTTTCCGGAGCCATATTCAATGCACGAATCACACTTGGATATAGTGAGTTCAAATCCATCGAACCAATCCACTTGTGCAAGCCTTTCTTTGGAAACGCAACATAAGCACCTGCCGCTTGTGTGTTTTCTGTATCATCACGCTTAGGACGATTGGGCACTTGTAGCCCTCTATTGTGTGCTTCATTAACAATGCCTTGCTCTGTAACAGCAACAGCACCCATTGTCGTTTGTAGTAACACAGTGTTTTCGTGTGCAACGGTATTACTTAGGTCAATAAAGCGTAGTTTCTTATCCAGTTTATCTAGGAGTGCAACGTCTTGTCTGTTGTATTCGATAAACGTTTCAAAGTCGTTGTTGTACAACTGATCTAGTGTGCCTTCATAAACTGTTTTCTTTTCTCCGACTTCAAGTTCGCCGATAGCATCTAGTCTATAAGTGTGTCTTTCTTCGTAAGTATATTTCCTATAAAGTTCAAGACTATCAAGATGTACTCGTCCAACAAAATCATATGTCTCGGACATTTTTCCATACTTTTCATACTCTCTCTTTTTCGGCTTTTGTCCCCAAAGACAAAAACGTCTTATATCGTCGCTACTTAGAATACGTTTAATTCTATTTACTGTATATGGAACGTCATATCCTTCACTGTTCCATCCACTGTGGATATCGGCATCTTCAAGTAAGTCTAAGAATACTTGTAGCATTTCACGTTCGCCGTTGCCTTCGTTGTCGTTTGGAAACAATATACAACTATCGCCCCAGCGTTTTTTACACATTGCTTGAGCTTCTTCCATAGGCAATCCTTTAGGCGGAACAGCAAGCGTTATAAGAGTACTATCTAACCATTGTAAGCATACAGTGATAGCAGTAATAGGCATAAACGGATCTTCAACAGGAGCAAATCCACGCTCTGGGTCAAAGTCTGTTTCAATATCCCAAAACAAAATGTTTAGCTTTGGTGCGTCTTGATTAAGATAGTTTTCACTTAAACACTGAAAGATAGGATTAATATCTTTTTCAAATAAGTTTTTGTCTTTATTAATTGCAACTTCTTTACGGAAGTCCTTAGTGTTCTTACACACAATACGACTTAGAGGATCGCCAAATACACTTTTGTACTTGCCTCGAGGATCCTCATAATAAAATGTATATTTTGCTTGATATTCATGGAAATGTCGCTTTCCATCTTTGCGTTCAACTACTCGAATAATATCTTGGTCGCGATCAAACATCGCATCTACGTATGGCATTCAATTCTCCTGTTGTTTGTGGCCAACTAACCTTCTACATGCTCGTAAGTGAGCGACTCTATATTATATATTATAGTATAAACAATTGCACCATAGCAATTGAATTCATTACTACGAACCATAATGTTAATACAATAGCAAATCCTGCTTTGCGGATCCACGTACTAATTACACCAAGAATACTTCCTACTAGATACATAGGAATAAAGATCTTAGTTGCAGGGTCTAGCACAGTATATGTTAGTACTGCACTAGCACCTATCAGCATTACAGCTTCAATTAGTTCGCAATAAAATGCAAACGGTGATAGTTTATAACTATCTTTAAAAAAGTTAATTATTGCTCTCACTTGTCGTAACCAGTTGTGGCTACGATAGTTTCAAGGTCTTCAAACTCGTCTTGATGCCTATCCCAATCACCTTTTTGTGCTACTTTAATTGCTTTGTTAATAAGACTCGGCTTTACATTAAGTTCTTCTGCTACTGCTTTAACAGTGTCTTTAAGCCCTGCGTTTAAATCTTCAATTTCTTGTAGTACTGTTACGCCTTCTTTAACTAGACGTTCTAGTTTTGCTTTTTCTTCTTGTCCATAAACTCTATCGCTCATTTTCTTCTCCGTTAGTCTGTTAAATTAAATGCTAAAGTTGCTCTAATAGCACCTTCTTTACTTGGTTGTACTTCATGCTTTATATAGCTTGGAAACAATATAAGCATACCTGCAACAGGCTTTAAGTGTATTTTTGAAGATACATATTTTGAATCTCCGTGTTTAGTTACAAATTCGTGTATAGGGTCTGGATTATGAAATACAAACTGTCCTGCTGCATCATTTGCTTGAATCCAATATACTCCACTTATTCCACTCACACCGTGAGCATGTAATTCATGATGCTGTCCTGTTTCTCTATAATCTTGTGTCCAGTAACCTAAACTATCTTTTTTTATAGTAATACCTGTTTGTTCTACATATAAATCAATAGCATTTAATATTAAATTATATAACTCGGGCAACTCTTCTAATTTAAAATCTTTTTGTTTGTCAAAAAAATCACTATATTGTGAATCGTTTTGCGTCAATAAGTTTTGTTTTGATTTATAATATGATTGCGTACCTTGCATTATAGACTCGGGTACTCTATATGTTAGTACCGGAGTAGGAAAAAGATCAACAATATTCATATCAGTCATAGAAATACCTTTGCTATTGTCTTATTATATAATGTATTTAGGTTAAAGTCAAGTAGAAAATACTTTTTTATTGTCAAAAGCACGAGCCCAGCCAAAGAATTGTGCCTTATAATCTGAATGGTCATCGGAGCTTAGATTTTCCCATTCGTCTTTGCGCTTCCATAGTTTAACAGCACCTTCGTACCAGTCTGTATTATCGATAATATTTTCGAGACGTTCTTTTGCATCGTATGCTTCTTCTACGCTATCAAAGTCTTGTTCGATATGTATTACTTCCATAACAATCTCTTGTGTTACAAAGTCTAAACTAAAGTCGATCCCCCATTTAGGTTTGATATTTAATAGTTTCTTTAGTATAGGACGTTCTACACACACTTCTTCTAACTGCTCTCTTGCTTCTTCAGCAAATGCATAACGTGTTAGTAGCATACAATGGTCTAGTACTAAATGATGTTCGCTTGCTTCCATATCGTAATACCACTCTTGTACTGGAGCAATATGAAATTGTATTTCTCTATTAAGTTCTATACCGTTTGCTGTGTAATGTAAATGTTCTAAAGGTGTCGGAACTTCATATCCGTCTTTGTCAAAGTCTTTAAGCGGAAGTGTTTCTACTAAACTTCGTTCTATTGGCTTAGTAAGATAAGGATAGTCAGTAAATTTTGGTTTAAGATTTATTAAGTTCATTTAGTGCTGCCCAAAGTCTATCTTTAATTTTGGTATTTTCTGATTGTGCTACAGATTCTTCAGCTTGTATTCTTTTCATAGCAGTCATAACACGTTGTGTTTCTTGCGGATCCATTGCCATTAGTTTTTGAAATGCTTCACTTAGTGCTGCATCGTGTGTTCTCAAACTAACACCTTTACCTGATTTTACATTATTAACGGCTTGCGCAAACATACTAGGGTTACTAATACCTATCATCTTGCCTAACTGTTGTCCTGACATACTACCTTTGAGTTTTGTTTCAGGATTAGATTTATTAGATGCTTTTTTGTTTGGTGCAGGCTTTTTAGGATCACCGCCAAATGCATCTCCTGAATTATAATTATTAAATCCCTGTTTTATAGAATCATAAGGACCTTCATCAAGATCAGCTTCGCCTACTAGTTTATCTTTTAGTGGATGTTTAGTCCTACCAGGTGTTGCACTAGGCATTGGATCTTTGCCTTTTGCTTGTCCTGCTGAACCCATCTTTTGTTTTTCATCTATACGAATACCAGCAAGTGCAGCAAAGTCTGCTACGCTATCGATACCTAATGGCATACTACCTTGTGGAACATCTACACTTTCAGCTACATAATCTTTAGTAGGAGGAACATCTGCTCCGCCTCCGTTTGCTTGTTCTGCTAACTTACGTAAATCTTCAGCAGGATCACTAGGATCCATTTCAAATAGTTTATGTTGTAGTGCGTTAAAATCCATGTTATATCCTTTTAGCATTCATTAGTTTTAATGCTTCGTCAATATATAGTGCAAGTTCAAAGTCTAGCTGTGTAAGTCCGCCGACATCGTGTGTATATACCATCATAGTAACTTCGTTGTAGAAGAATCCTATGTCAGCAAAGTGATCTAGTTTAATTTGAGGCTTTTCCATAACCGTTAAGAATTTTAGCGCCTGATTATAATCATCAAACGCTACTTTCTTGTATAGATATTTCCCTTTGCGAATTTCCCAATCAGGAGCAAATTTTTTACGAATTGGTGCGGCCTGTTCAATATCTAGCTTCGTCATTGCTATCTTACTTTTTTGTTTTTTCAGCTAGTTTATGACGTAGATGTGATTTATATTCATCTTTTGCACTTTCGGCGTGCATTGCTGCCATATGCTTCTTGTACTTTTTAGTGCCTTTTTTGTGCGGGCTCTTGCCTTCACTAACAGCATTACAGTTACAGTGTTCGCAACTTGGTTTGCAAGTACAATCTTCTGCTTTAACATCAGAACCACAGCACTTGTCTGAGCAATGTGTATCTTTTGCTTCATTTACTGATTCAACATATACTGACACCATATCGTCGCCATTGTTTAGGCCACCTTTTTTAACTTTTACGTTTGCTTTGCCGTACTTTTTTGTTGCTTCTTCTGAAGACATTGAAGTTTGCTTCCAACGCTTTTCTGATTCAGTTACTTCTTCTTCACCAAATTTCATTTCGTAGTCTAAACTATGATAGACTGATCCGATATAGTCGGCTGCTTTTGTAATTTTAGATTGTTGCCAACCTTCGATGCCTTCGGCTTCTGAAACGCCTTTTAGCATATCGTGTAGTTTGATAGCGTACTTTGCAATTTTATATAGATCTGCACGTGCCATTTGTACTTCATGATCACGTTCAGCCATATCAGCAAGTTCGCCTAGTCCTTCTTGAACTTTTTTATTAGACATTGAATTACTCCATAATACGTATTGTATGTATTTATGCTTTTTTGTTTTTTGATTTCTTTTTCTTGCCCATAATGTTTGTATCAACATCAAGTGCGTTTTTAACAGTTCCGTCTTTGTTTTTCATTTGACGACTAACTGTTCCGCCTATTGGCGTTGCTACTGCGGCCACAGCGCCTGCTGTTGTTTCACATAATTCATTTATTTTCATTGTACTGTCTCCAATAGGCATTACGTTCATTAGTAGTAGCCATACGTGCTTCGTGTTCTTTATACTTTTCTAAGTAGTGTTTAAGTTCCGCTTCTGTCATTAAGTATATCTTTCATCACATCGGTTGCTGTATCAGTAAAGAAGCGTGGAGCAACGGCATGTATAACAAGAGCAGGCACTAACAATTGTAGTCTTACAGCGGCCTTAAGCGCATGACTCATATGCTCTAATCCACTTTCGCCTTTTTCTTCTAGATGCAATTTACATTGTTTGCTAAACATTATGCTGCCTCTCTTTCTTTTTCTTTACCTGCAATCCACTTCATCATATTTGTAGCAGGGTTTGCAAGATACCATCCAATATCACGATATGTTTTAAACTTATCTACCAATAGATCTTGTTTGATAGGAGCAAAACTTTTCTTATTATCTGTTGTTATT